CACGCTTTTTTCTTTTTGACATGGGAGCTTTTGTACCTTTTCTTTTGGTCTTTATTTATCTTAGTCAAAGTCTTAGCCTGACCTGCATGAAGTTTAGATGCTTTCTTCAATCCTTTAATTACTTTTGTTAATTTTTTAGTATAATGTGGCATTAGTTTCTATATCCTCCTCCTGCTGCTTTATATCGTTTAGCTAACATCTGTGCCTTACGAGCAGACCACTGACCGGGAGCACCACCCTTACCACCTGCTTTGATTCTATTAAATAGATTCTTACGCATTGTGGGTTTGGTGTAGTTCCCTGCCTTGTTTACTGTGCTACCACCTTTATTTAACTTTATAGCCGACAGAGCTTTTGCTTGTCCTGCGTGAGCCTTACTAGCTTTCTTTAGTTTTCCTGCTACTTTTTTGATTGTGCTTTTAGCTTTTTTTATTGCCATTCTTTTTCGCCTTTGAAGGTAACAATCCTTTATTCACTGCACGTGCTCTTTCAGAAAAACCAAGTTTCTTTTTACTTCTTATTTTTCTTCTTATTGTTTGAAGTTTTGCCACCATCGGAATATAGATTGTTAAATGTTGTAAAGGGGTCTAGGTAGGATTCGTGTGCTTCTGCTGAATGTATCCACTGTGAAGGAGCAAAGTCAGGAGCACCTTCGCCTGTTACCCATAATGCAGGACTT